ACCAATAACACGATTGGATATATCGTAGGACTTCTGATCTTTAAGACAAGCAAGAACACCGTCCTCGTACCAAGCATAAATGGCAGTGTCCCACTCCTCAACCACAGTAGCAGGGTCGAAGTCGATGTCATCGACCAACGACTCGCCAAGGATAAACTCCTCAGAGTAATCAGAGCGGTGTGCAATGCAACGACCCACAGCGGCATAGAAGCCAGCGTCCTGAGCCTGTTCGAGAGTACACTCGATAACATAGGTGTCACCACCTTTGTTCTTCCAGTACTGAGGGCATAGACCCTTGCCGTCCCAATCATGGGCACCGTAGTTTTCGCGGAACTGGGTGTGGATAACTAGCTTCATAACTCTCTCCGTTTCTTCACTTTACATATACATTATGGACTCTTTTGGGTCCAATGTCAAGCACTTTGGTAAATCTTATTACCAATCAAATCAAGCACTTACAAATTATTTTACAAAGATAGGAGATTTTTTATGTCAGAATAGGTGTATTTGTGGTCAAATGAGAACTGGAGGGCAACTCTTTGGTCAATATTGGGGTTATCTTCAACCCCATGCCTAACTGTAGTATCCATTAAAATAGGTGCGCCAATAGGAGCGGTGACTGAACCGGAGTCAGGGTAGAATGTTGTGGGTTTATATTCCTTAAAGGAGTTTTCATAGGGATACAGTGGTACGATTAAAACTGCCTTCCTTATATTGTTGTTATATTGCTGGTCAATGTGAGATTTCACTCCCGTGGGAGAAGTCACTGCGAAATAGATGGCTTCACATAATTGTGCTATCTGATTTGGATGAGGTAGATGCCTTGCATCATGCACTAAACAATTTACAAAATGCATATCACCTGTTCTCGGTGTAGTGGTAAAGGACTCGTAATACTCCCGTTGCATCTCAGGTGTAATGAGATGTGGTACTGGAATAAAACACTGTTCTTTTTTCATATAAATACCTAGTTAATGCTATTTATTTATGGAGTATATTATGGCAAAAGGTAAAAGATCCTCAGGGAATCATTACACATCTAAAGGTGAGAGACGCAATGTAGCAAAGGCTACAACAAAACTAGTGCGCCGCACCAAACCCGTTCTCGAGACTGCATACGACAAACACCTTGCCGCATTGGCAGGTAAAAACACACGACCTTTCCTAGACGGTATTGCTGAATATCGTAAGAAGTTTATTGATGGCAAGAGCAAGTAGATTCTTCCTATTTAAAACGCCTAAGGAGTTCTGGATTGTAGATGAAAATACAATCCAGGATGTCCCTAAGCCACGGGAGATGTTAATTAAAAACTCTAATGTGGAATCAGTGCGTAATTACTGCATCACACAAAACAAACAGAACATACCTATTGTGGATCGTTGCCGTGACCGCACAACTTGGCACACACCTGAAGGGCGTGAAAGAATACGCCAAGCCAAGTTAGGTGAAAATCATCCTGCTGTAAAAAATGGTCGCTCCGAGGAGTTCCGTGAAAAAGTATCTAAAACTATGAAAGGTACTAGGCAGGGTGAATTCAATCCTATGTATGGGCGTAAACATTCTCCCGATGCCATAGCTAAAATTCGTGCCGCTGCCTATGAAAGACCTAAGCGCCGCTGGTGCGTTGAGCCCTCTGGTAAGCGGCATCTTGTCGCTTTAGATCATGAGTTGGCTGAGGGTTGGCAATGGGGTAGGACTTACGATCCCTATCGTCCCAGCGAGGCATTACCCAAAGATTAATTGGCGGCAGTCTAAATTTTGCCCACACTTAAAACATTTCTCTAAGTGTTTCTAATTTATCAGATGCCTCTGCAAGTTTTGCAAGCTCTAAATCAATTGTATCTACAATATCAGGATGTTCTGCAACACCTACTGTATTTTGTAAATAGTTTTCGATGTTGACTTTATGTCGTTTGATCTGCGCCTCGTATTGTGAGACTAATGCATCTATAATTTGCTTTCTCATGTCTTCCCTTACGCCTTTGCTTTGGCAACTTTCTTTGTAGTTTTCTTCCTAGGCTTTTTAGCTTTCACTGGTACATTATATTCAGTAATACCTATAGGTGCGAGTAATGCCTCTAACTGTGGGTACATCTCTAACAACTTACCATCCTTAATAGCAGTCAACACCTGAGATTCTTTCCAGTGTAGCCCTTCAAGGATCTGTAACCAGTTCATTTCTCGCTTCCAATCAACGAGCTTCTGCATGTTACCACCAGGAGTAATAAATGCACTAATGCGGCGCCACTCCATTTGGATAGTGGTGTCGCCCATACCATCAGGCATATCCTTATCCAACTTTAAAGTATCAGGTGTACCTTCAGGCAGATTCCAGTCAGGTTTCTCTGCGCCTACACCAATTCGTACAACAGGTACAACTGTTTGATTTGTTGCCGCCCATTGCTTCAAGCGTTTAACTTGTTCTTCAACACCCTCGGCTTTAAAGACCCAATCAAAGCCTTCATTTGCTTGTCTAAACTTCATTCCTAAACTCCAATTCATTCTGCATTGCATTTCTAACTTGAGGATACATTGCTTGTACATTATCCAAACATGCCTGAATATGGTCAGTTTCCATATCCTTCAGTAATATATATGTCAACGGTAGATCACCGTTCTTGCCATATGTACCCCAAGCAAGTGTTTTGCGTATAAGAGAATGGCTGTCGTCATCATACACACAAAGATCTACTTGGTCATCATGTACAGAACACCGAACATAGTCTAAGCCGCCGTCAACCATATATTCCTTGCCATTTGCATCAAGGTGTGTTACATAATCATGGCGATGGCGACTCTCAATAATAGTACCATCAGGTGTTCGCATAGCATTATATAATAGTTTACTCATCGCCCAGTGTTTCCGATATGCCTTTTTTAATTGCGGCAAGTGTGCCTATTTGGAAGAAGCCTTGGGCTTCTTCCGAGGACAATTCATATGTTCTAGGCTCAGGTATGTTTGCAATCTTAGCCCACTCATCCCATTCATCAGATGAGACGAGCACATAATCCTTACTTAAATCACCTAGTGCAACTCGCATACCTTCACGGATAAATGAGTTTACTGTATCCTCATCCATATCAAAAACAACTGTGGCACTACCATCATCATTCTCAATATAGTTTGTTACCTCAATAGTTTGAACTGCCATTAAAAGTCTCCTAAGACATCAATCATATTCTTCATACGGAATTTCATAAAGTAATTGAGCAACTGGCTTTTATCCTTACCCTGTTGACTCTCATAAGATTTAATAATATCATCCTTGATATCCTGGGGTGTCATTGATAAATCAACTAACTGTTTGTTTCGTACATAACCTGCCGCCATCTCACCTGTGACAAACTCCTCAGGTGATTGTGACCGCCACTCTGCAATCAAAGCCTTACGAATAGGCTTCTGCCGCTTGCCTGATACAAAAGTATCACCATCACTTAACATGTTAGGTACACCGTCACCCTTGTCACCTGTGATAATATGCTCCATCAAAATTTCCTGTGGGGTACAATCAATCTTAATGAATTTCTTTTTAACAGGTGAGTATTGTTTCACATTAGGAAACTTAAACAACTGATTAAAGTCATGGTCACCTGATACTACAAGGAACGGTTCAGTCTCCTCAAACAATGCACCGGGCTTTAGTACACTCTGAGAATACTCTGCAAGCGTCCCAATTACATCGTCAGCCTCAGCCCCATGACAATCTATAATAGGATAGGGAAAGTACTCATCTATCTCATTACGAATTGCATTGAGTGCTTCAAAGATTGTGTTCCAATCAAAGCCACTGTCATCGCGAGTTTTCTTACGACTAGCCTTGTAGTGAGGAAATACTTCCCTGCGCCAATAATGTCTGTTGTCACATGCAATAACAACTTGCCCATACTCAGGTCCAAACTTTACCTTGTAGCTTCTAATTGCGTTGATAATCATATGACGAAGCAAAGGTACATTGACCTCTACATCAGTGCGTCCTCGCACCTCTGCCATAAATGTGCTAATTGCAGTTTGGTTAAAATCCACTACTATCATTGGAACAACCCCTCTAAGCCTTCTTCTACAGGCTCTTTAGGTTCTTGTCCGTAGACATATCCCAGGTCAGAATAGTATACACCCTGTGTACGCTTAGGTGTGCCATCATCATTATATGCCATAGCAACACATCGCCAAGTCATCTTATGCTCTCGGTTCTCTCCATAGAAGTTATCCTGCCAGTCACCATTGCGAAGATATGCTTCCATGTTAGCGACATAGCCAGCGGCATACTTAGACTTAGCAAGTGCACCTTTAACACCTGCTCTATCATCTTTTGCATATGCGGTTGCAACTTCCTTATTGTGTTTAATCCATTCACGGACTTTTTTCAGTGAGAGATAGTGGTCATCATCTAATGCAACCACATCGGGATGGATGTTAGCGTATGTAGGGGGATTGGCGGCTTGCCGTTTTGCTCTAGCTACAGCCAGTCTTTCGGCAGCCGCCGCTCGTTGTTCCTCAGTCATCGGCTTGCGGCGCTTGCGGACTTTNTTCTGAGGAACTTCTTCGTTGGTTACTTTTCTTCGTGCCATATATAGGACTCCTTTAATAATACTTATATAGTACTACAAAGAG